ACGTCGCCGGCGTTGAGCACACCCGCGTCCGAGGCCGGGCTTTGCAGGTTCCACGACACGTCCCGGGACAGGCCCGTGACCCCGTTGACCGCCACATTGGACAGCGTCTTGTGCCAGCCGGTGTCTTCGTCGATCTTCGCCCGCAGGCCCAGGGCGCGCGCCGTTGCCCAGGCGGTCGCCGTGGTGGACGTCGCCGTATCCCAGGCGGTGAAGTCCGGCCAGATCAGCATGAGTTCCCGCGCGCCGAACCCGGCGCGGTACAGCACGGCCTCGGACGGGGTGTCGCAGCCGTAGCAGCCCGCGTAGGCCATGCCGCGCAGGTCCTGCGCAAGGGTGACCAACTCCGCCGTGACCGCGTCGGTATCCAGGCCGGGCGCCCCCAGAATGCGCGGCGTCACGCCAAGCTGGCCTTGCGCGGCCGTCAGGGCGTGCAGGCCGGTCTTGTGACCGTCCGCGCCCGCACCCCCGATGACGTTGGTGGTGGTCTCGGCCTCCGTGGCGCCCTCGGGGACGCGGACCACGACGGTCAAGGCGTTCGCCTGATCGGCGATCGCGTCCAGCACCCGGGCCAGGGTGCCGCCTTCGCCCGCCTTGCCGGCGGCGGTGCGCACGTCGGTGATGAGCGCGGGCCGGTTCTCAGGAAAGGTCGCGGCGTCGGCGTCGTCGGCCGTGGCGACCAGCCCGATAACGGCGGTCTCGACGGTGCGGATCGGGCGGACAACGTCGGTCAGCTCGACCACGCGCACGCCGTGGTGATAGTCGGTGGCCATGGGTCAGGTCTCCTGTTCGGCCGTGGTGGCGGTCGGCCATCCGGCGTCTGGGTCGAGGGCGTCGAGAGCGGCCGTGTCCTCGGCCGCGAGGGCGGCGTCCTTCAGGTCGCGGGCGTGCTGGACGACGGCCGCGTACCAGCCACCGACACCGGCCGCGAGGGCGAGCCCGTCGCCCGGGTCGGGCAACGGGATGCGGATGTTCTCCGTGCTGATCCAGCCCTGCGCATAGGCGGCGGGCCATGCGACCGAGCCGGCGTGTGCCGCGAGGGCCGTGATCGCCATGCCCCCCAGATCGGCGCGGCCGGCGTCGTGCACGGCCACATGCAGGCTCGCGCGGGCCTGCCTCACCGGGTATCCGGCGGCCAGGATCTCGGCCTTGCGGGCCTCGATCGTCGTAAGCACGGCCGCGCGGGCCTGTTCCAGCGGGGTGGCGGGCTCCGGCTCCGGTTCGGGATCCGGCGGCGGGGGCGGCGGCGTCCATTCGTCCCCGTCCAGCAGGGCGCCGGGCACCACATCATCGGGGACCGTGACGAACTCCGCCGCGATCAGCGGATGAAAGAGGGTTGCCGGATCGGCCGTGACCACGTCCACGGCGATACCGTTCAGAATGCGGGCGTAGGTCGTCATGGCTCAGTACTCCAGCACGACGAGGCCGGGGCCGCCGGCCCCGCCCTTGGCGTATTTGTCCGGTTTGATGTTGCCGCCGCCGCCGCCACCAATTCCACCGACGCCAGCTGGGGAGGGATTACCGGCGCCCCCGCCGCCGCCATGCCCCCCGTTGCCAGTCACCCCGGCCCCGCCCCGAATGCCCCCGCCGCCGCTCTGGCCGTTCCGGTGCGCCTGCTCCGTGCCGCCCCCGCCGCCCCGGCCGGTGAAGGCCTCGAACGGGAACCGCAACGGATGGGACAGCGGGTTGTCGGTGGCGGAGGACAACGCGTCCCCCAACACATTGGGGCCGGGATGCGTGGTCCCGGGGCCATAGGCACTCCCGCCAGCCTGGGCGTAGGACCCGTGCACGACCCCACCACCGCCGCTACCACGCGCCATGCCGCCGTCGCCGAGCTGGGACCCGGCCCCACCTCCGCCGCCCGCACCTCGCGCCACACCGCCGCCCGTTGCCTGGACATCGCCCCCGACGCCGATGCCGCCCGTGGGCGGGGTCTCGGACCCGGTGATCCACACCCCGGGATCGCCCCCCGTGGCGGAGATCAGGGCGCCCACCGAGGACGTCCCGCCGGCGCGCGGCAGAGTGTTGGTATTCTCCCGACCGCCGATGCCTCCGGCGGCCACGGTGATGATGAGGGTCTGGCCGGGCGTGACGGTGAACACGCCGTGGGCATAGCCGCCACCGGCGCCACCGGTTCCCGTGTACTCGAGTGTCGTGTTTCCGCCGCACCCGCCGCCGCCACCTCCGACGACGCGCGCCCGGATCTGGGTCACCCCCGTCGGGACGGTCCATTCGTATTCCCCGGGCTCGACGAACACGGTCCACCGGCCGGCCCCGAACAGGCCGATGTATCCGGCGCCGACCGGTTTGCCGTCGGCCGACAGGGCCCATACGGTGTCCGGGCTCAGGCTTGCCCGGCTCTCGCTCAAAAATCGGCCCATGGTCAGGCGCTCCCCTCAAAGCCGTGAATGCGATAGGTGCAGGTGCCGGCGTCGTCGCGCACGATGACGCGCTCGCCCGGGCCGGCCACAATGCCGGTGCGTTCCAGGACGCCTCCGCCGGCCGGAACCACGGCGTCGTATTCGATCCAGTCGGCATCGGCGGGGTTGGTGGTCGCCGTGACCGCGACGCGCACGGTCGCGGCGTCGTCGCCCCGATTGACGACGGCCACGTTGAGCGTGGCCACGGTGTCGGCGGGCACGGTGTAAACGGTGGTGTGGGTGTCGGCGGGCGGCGCCGCCGCCCCCAGGCGTCCGGATGCCATCAGAGCTGTCCCATAAAGAAGGTGAAGGCCCGGCGGTCGGCGTGCTCCGCCGCCAACCGGGCGGAGACATGCGCGGCCGTGCCGGCCGGTGTGGTGGCCCGGGTGGCGTCTTCGCCCGCGCGGGCCTCGGTGACGGTCGCCAACTCCACCAAGCCGGTGCGGGTGGTGGTCGCGGTGCGGGCCGACAGGGTGGCGGGTGTGACGGCACGGTCCGCGTCGGCGCCGGCGCGGGCCTCCGCGTCGGTCGCCAGCTCGACCAGCCCGGCCTTTGCCGTGGTGGCGTAGCCGGGGAGCTGTTGCAGGACCCAGGCCTGGGTGGCGAACTGCAGGCTGGCGTCGATCTTCAACTCGATGTTCGCGGGCGACCCCACGACGGCCTGGATCTTCAGGGCCATGTCGTTGGAGGCGCCCTCGGCGATCACCGGCTTGTAAGTCTCCGGCCAGTTCGCCAGCAGGATCAAATCCCCGTCGGCGTCGAAGGCGCCCACCTCCCGGATAAACCAGCCGCCCGTTTGCGGCGGGATGACCAACAGGGCCTCCAGCACCGCGTCGTCGGCGTCGGTGCGGTGGATGCTGGCGGGTGTGGACCGGTAGATCTCGTGCACCAGGGCGGTGTGGTCCTCCGTCGGGGTGACGGGCGCCCCGCCGCCGTCGCCCACGGCCATATGGGTCAGCTCGACGGCCTGCCCGGTGACGAGCCCGTTGGCGATCTTGGCGGCCCCGATGGCGGTGAGAAGACCGTAGTAGTCGGCCATGGTCAGGCGCCCTCCCGGGCGGGATGAACGGTGAGGGTGGAGACCATGGTGACGGCCGCCCCGGCATAGGACGGGCCGGACACGGTGATCTCGGGCGGGGTCCAGGGCAGCACGGTGCCGCCCGTGCCGCCGATGACGAAGGCGCCGGCGTACACGGCGGCATCCACGCGCCCGACGGCGCGAACGCCGGTCAGGTGCGAGCGGACGTTCTTCGCCGCGCGCGCCGTCCGTTCGATCTCGGCATAGGTCCGGGCGGTGACCGCATGGCCCATCACGTCCACCTCAACCCGGAACGTGTAGGGCTCGGCCGGCGGATCATCTTCGGGCCACTCGACCAGCCGGGTGTCGTAGCCCAGGCTCGCGAGCGCCCGCTTGACCGCTCCCACGGTGCCTTTGACCGCGTGCACGCTGTAGCTGTCGGCGATGACGCGGCGGCGGGTGACTTCGGGCCACGCGTCGTCCCACTCATCCACCGAACACGCCCAGGCCAGCCAGGGCAGCAGCGGCTCCGGACAGGTGGCGGGGGTCCACAGGGTGGCGATGACTTCCGGGGCGAGCCGGCCGTGCGCGGACGCGATCACGGTCTCAAGGGCGCGTTCCATGTCCGTCGCGTTGGGCGGAAGCAGAGACCTAGACATCCCGCCCTCCCACGGTCACGTCGATGTCAACGCACCACGCGGCCTCCCCCGGGCCGATGACGAGGTCGGCGGCGGGTTCGATCAGCTCCACCCGCTGCACACCCGGCTGGTGCAGGGCCGCGAACAGGGCGGAGCGGGTGACGTCGTGTCCGAGGGCATGGAGCGCCGCGACCCTGTCGGTCAGCGCCTGGACGGCGGTTCCCAGCACCGGGGCGGCGGACGGGCCGGCGTACAGCCACAACCGAGCCTTGACGGTGTAGGGAACGATGGTCGCGGATTGCACCGTGACGCGGTCGGTCAGGGGCCGCACGTCGTCGTCCCGCAGCCGGGCCGCCACGATCGCCAGCACGCCGGCGCGCTCGTAGCTGACCGCGACCGTGCCGCCGGCCGGGATCGTCCCGCCGGGAACGCGGGTTAGGGTGCGGGTCTCCGGATCGAACCGGTAGTCGGTGCCGGCGTCGGCGCCGGTCACAATCAGACCGGTGATCGCCGCGCCCTCAAGCGTCGCCGTGTCGCCGGAAAAGGTGACCGGGCGGTCGGTGACGATCTCCCGCTCCGTCACGGTGCCGTCGCCCTCGTGTCCGAGGATCGTCACCACCACGTCGCCGGGCGTCGGGCTGGTGATGGCGGCATCCCGCACCCGGCCATCAGCGGCAAGCGCGTGATAGCGATAGGCCCCGACCGGCCCAGCCGTGGACAGGCCTTCCCAGGCCAGTTGCACCCGGGCGCGCAAGGCCGCGTCCGTCTCCAGGACGGCCGGGTCGGTGTCCGTGGCCTCCGCCACGGTCAGGCGCACCGTGTTGACCAGGGCGGCCAGGTTGTCCAGGTCGGCGCCCATGGCGGTCGCCAGCAGCACGGCGCGCGCGGCGTCGTTGATGCGGACGATCATGTTCAGGTGATCCTCGGCCCAGCGTTGGATCTGGATCACGAGGCTGTCCGATTCGCTCGTCGGGTCCCAATCGGGCAGGACCTCGGCCAGGGCGGCCTTGGTCTCCGCCAGCATGCGGGCCAGGATGACCTCGTAGTCCGGGGCCTCGACCACATCCGGCGGCGGCGTGGCGGACAGATCGATGACCGCGCCGCTCATGTGGACGCTCCCAGCAACGACACGTCGACGGTCAGGGGACCGCCGTTCAGGCGCAGGGCCAGGTCCAGGGTCAGGGTCGCGCGACCGTCGAACCCGGGCGACACCGCGCCCCGCAACACGCGCACGCGCGATTCCCAGCGTTCGACGGCATCGGCGGCGGCGGCGATCAGACGGAGGGATCCGGCCGCGTTGGCGGGCGCGTCGATCAGGGCGAAGACGTGGGACCCGAACGTGCGCCGGCGCAGGCGCGAGCCGACGGGCGTGGTGACGATGGTCTGGACCGACTGGGTGATGTCGGCCAGCTCGTCGGGCAGGCGGGCGCCGGTCGTGCGGGAGATGGACAGACCCATGGCGGCCCCCTACCCGTTCACGACGACGTCGGGGGATCCGGTCGCGTTCGACGAGCCGCAGGCGACGGCATCGCCCACGCGCGCCCAGGGGCGGCCGTTGACGAACACATTGGGCGAGCCGGTGTCCTGGATGCTGGCGTGCGTCTCCGGGATCTTCAGGCAGGTGTGCGCGGCCCAAGGGTCGCCCACGCGGTGCGCGCCTCGGCCGTTGGCGAACACGTCGCCGCTGGCGCCAACGTTGGCCCGCGCCGGCCAACAGCCGTGACCGGTGCAGGTGTCTCCCAGGCGGACGGCTTCGGGCATGGGCGGCCTCATGGGTTCAGATCGATCCGGCCGGCCCGGATCGTGATGGTGGCGGCGGTGATGACGATCTCAGACGCCCCCACCCGGAGTTCGATCCGGTCGGGGGCCACCACGGTCTCGGCCGTGCCGGTCAGCACGCGGGCGGTGCCGTTGGACCCGCGCAGGTCCAGCCGGTGTTCGTGGTCGCCGGTGTGGTAGCGGTGCACGGTGCCGTCGTCGTAATGGACGGCGTCGGCCTCCGGGTCGGTGTCGGGGGCCGGCAGGGCGCCGGAATAGAGCGTCTGGACGATGACCGCGTTAGCCGGATCGCCGGAGGGGGCGGCGACCAGCACCTGTTGCCCGGGGCGCAGCGGCCGCCACGCGATGAAGTTCCGCCCCACGTCGGCCGGCCAGGGCAGCCATGCGGAGGCGCGCCCCGCGATGGTCACCCGCACGCGCGCCCGGCCGTGATCCACGGCGGCGACGGTCCCCACGCGCAGCATGTTGCCGGCGCGGCGGTGCAGATCGGCGGTGTCGATGTCGTGATCGCGGCCCATGCCGCCACGATGCCGCCCCCGGCCCGGCCCCGCGACGGCCCTCCGGTTGGAATGCCCGCATTCCAACCGAAAGACCCGACCGAAAGACGGCAAGCGGACGGCTCAGGAGGTCAGATGCAACACGAGCGCACGCCGCACGGCGGCGATGTCTTCGGGGGTCCAGCCCAACAGCGGGCGGGCGGGATAGTCGGCGGTACCGGGGCGGCCCTCCACGATGTGGTCGCGGCCGCCGTGGTGGTGCAGCGCGGCGATGCGCCCGTCGCGGCCCCGCCAGCCGATCGCGACGCGATCACCGGCGGCCAGGATGCGCAGACGGCGCGCCCGGCGAAGCCCGCGCATCATGGCGGCGCGCCGCCGCACGGGGCCGCCCCCGTTGTGATCCGTCTCTTGCTCCCTGCGGGGCGCCCAGGGGGTGCCGTCCGGCGCGGTCTGGGTAGCCATGCGCGCCTGTGTCCGCCGGCGCGCCGTGGCGGCGATATCGCGCACCACGCCCCGCAACGCACCGGCATCGAGCGCGCGCAAGGCCCGCTCCATCCAGGCGTCGAGGCCGGGCGCGCCTTCAAGATCCGCCATCGGACGCCCCTCCGTCTGGAATGCCGGGGAACAACGCGGCCATGTCGAGGGCCTGGGCGTCGGGATCGGGCTCGCGGTCGATCGCCACGCCGTCCGGCGTGGGGACCGCGCGCACCGTCTCCGTCAGGTCGATGCGCAGCTCGAGGTCCGCGCGGGTGTGGTCCAGGATGTCGGAGACGAACGACACCGCGTCGGGGGCGGCCGCCGGCGCGTGACGCTGGATCCAGTCCGTGACCCACCACAACAGGGTGCGCGGATCGCCGGTCCAGTCGGTGACGATCACGACGGCTTTGTAGGCGAGTTCGAGGTGACCGTTGCGTGGCCCGCGCGCCGACCGGACGGTGCCGGACTCGGCCACCGTCAACAGCCGGTCGGGCGTGATGCGGAACGGCCCGGCCAGCAGGTCGGCCCGCAGGTCGGTGAGCGTTCTCATGACGCACCATCCCCATGACAGGCGCGGATCTGGGCGCGCACCTGGGCATAATCGGCCAACAGCGGGATCAGGGGCGAGTCCGCCGGCAGCGCCTCCACGGCCTCGGCGGCGGCGGCCAACGTCGCGGCGTCATAGGCGATCAGCGGAGGGCACACCACGGCGGGCTCAGAACCGGCCGTCGCGCAGGCGGCGAGCCAGAGTGTCGCGGTCGCGAGGGCGATCGCCCGCCGCGTCCAGCATGCGGGCGTGCGCATCGGCGGCTTCCTTTCGGGCTTGGGCGCGGGCGTCGCGCCGGGCGTCCTGGACGGCGTCGCGCCGGATCCAGATCAGGGCCAGCAGGGCGGCCCCGACCGCGAGGACGACGCGACCGAGGCGCCCCAACAGCGCGCGCAGAACCGCGCTCATCCGGCCGTCTCCAGGCGGTGCTTGCGGGCGAGCAACAGCAGGATGGCCACGGTGGCGAGCGCGGCCAGAACCCCGCCGATCCAGGGGGCCGCCGTGTCCAACGCGCGCACGGCCGGGTTGGTCGCCGCGTCGAGGACCGCGTCCGCGTTCTCGGCCGCTACGGTCAACACCGTGCCGCCGGCGGCGAGAAGGCCCGCCGCACCCGTCTTGCCCGTGCTGGTCTGGCGCAGCGTGCGCGGCGCCGGCTTGGCCGGGGGCGCCGGCGCCGGCCGGACGGTGATCAGGACGGGGGGCTCGATCCCGGCCAGGGCCAGGCCCGTGTCGATCGTCGCGCGGTCGTAGGGCTGCCGGCCGTTCTCGTGTCGGATGATGGCCTCGACCAGGGCGCGCGCGACGTCGTAGGTGTGCACGTCGATCGCCGTGTCATGGGCCACACCGAGGCGGTCGGAGACCGTGCGGATATAGGCCTCGGTGTTGTTCGTGTCGGCCGGGGGCGCCCACCGGCTGATCATGCCGCGCACGGTGCGCAGGCCGTGTTTGTCCTGATAGGTGATCAGGACACGGGCCAGGGCGCGGATGCCCCACTTGGGTGCGCGGAACACACAGAACCGGGGCTCCGCCCGCTGTTCGGGCGTCATCTCGGCCGAGTCGGCCAGCCCCTGCCAGGGGGCACCCCGTTCGATGTTGCCCGGGTTGTGGTTGCGGATGCCCCGGGGGACGGAACGATCGGTCATGGTTTGGG